CTCGCCCGCGCCATGTCCGGCAGCGGCCGTCAGCGCGAGCTTGCCGGTGGCGGCCACGGCGGTGGCGTCATCGGCCAGGACGATGACATCGATAGGCAGGCCGACCACGGCATTGGCCTTGGCGGCACGCCACATGGCCAGCAGCATCGAACCTTCGCCCAGGGTGCCGACGGCCTCGGAGTCGGTGGAGATGCGCATGCGCTTGCTGGTGTCGACGCCGGCCGGCGCGTTGGCCTGGCCGATCAGCAGCAGGTTGCGAGGCATGCCGGTCAGGCCGCGTATGGCTTTGCTGGCGTCGAACTTGTGCGCGGTGAACGGCACCAGGAAATTCACAGACAGTAGGTTCGGGATCATGGTGATTCCTGTTGGGGCGTTGAAATATGGCCCGGTCGCCTACTGGCGGACCAGGTCGCCGTCCTGCAGCAGCCGCAGGATGCGGGCGGTAACCGTGGCGGCGGACGGCTCGGTCTCGCTGTACACGCCGCCGTACTCGGTATTGGCGACCAGGCGGCCAGGGCCGGCGACAACGTCGATCACATCGCCCAGGCGCGGCGGAGGTTTGGCTTGCTTCATCGTCGGGGTTTCCTCGTTGGGTACGTCGGCCACGGCCGGCGTGCGTTCACTGCGTTTCATCGTTCTTCATCCTCACTTCGTGCTCGACGACCAGGTCGGGAAGGACCGGGGGCGCCGCTTCCGTGGCCACGGGACTGGCCGAACTGTCGATGTCGATCTCGTCCAGCTCGGGCAGCTCAGGCAACGGCAGCCGGTGGGGGAATGCCGCCTCCTGCCACCACGCCACCATCCACAGCGCCAGGCCGGCCTTGTCCAACTTGGGCGAGTGCAGGTTTTCCGCGACCTGACCTTCGGGTTTGCCCAGGCATCCTTCACCCCGCCAGTCGCGCGTCAACCGCGAGATCAGCTCCGCGCGGTCCATGGCGTCCTGCAAGCGCTGCTCGCGCTTCGCTCCCTTGGTCACGACGAACACCGCGACACGGACTTCCCAGACATCGAACCCGGACAGGTAGCTGCCGACGGCCTTCTTGCGCCATCCCACGCACGTGGACAAAGCGGCCGGGCAGTCGAAACTCAGGCGGGGCACGTCGTCCACGCCGAACTCGCCGCCGTAGATCGTCACGTCCTTGAAGAACCTGCCCAGCTTGGTCTGGATAGAGGCATTCAGGGTCTTCAACAGGTCCGACGTGGCCAGCTCGGGCAGTTCGTAGCTCATTGCATCCCCCTGATGCCGTCGAAGATCAGTTCGCCGATATAGGCCGCGTCTTCGCTGTTGACGCCAAGCACCGGCCGGGCTTCGATCATGGTCTTGTGGCCACGGCCAGCACGGCCGCCGAAGTGGTGGATGCGGGCATAGGGCGAATCGCTGCCCGCCGCGACCCCATCCCGGACCAGCTCGTACTCGCCATAGCTCTGGTACAGCAGCCGCTGGTCCATCAGCGTCTGACCGGAGCGTGCGATGGCAGCAGCCGACTGCGGCATGGGTGATCCGTCGACCAGGCGCTGATCATCGAATCGGTCCTGGATCTGGCCGACCATGTAGTCTCCGATCTCCTGGCGTACTGCCCGGAAGTCTTCCCGGGCCAGGCGCCGCATGTGCTGGCGAATGACCTGGTCGGGAAACTGCCAACGTACGGACACGCCCCGGTGTGCATCGCTCATTTACCGAACGCTCCCCAGTTGTAGGCACTAGGCAGATGGCCCGAGCGAACCCGGCCCGACGACGATGCAGGCGGCTCCAGCAGCTTGACCGTGCCGCGCGCCACGTCCTTCAGCCAGTCCTTCCACTCCTTGCAGCGCTCTTTCTGCGCGTCCGTCTGGTTGTCCGGGTCGTCCATGAGCTGGCACCGAGACAACTCCAGGCAGCACGTCGTCAGCGGCGTTTGCTCGACCTGGTCTGTCTCCAGCGGCAACATCACGGCACTGCGCAGGTAGCCGTCCATGAAGCGTTCGGCACGGATGATCACGTCGCGTAGACGCTTCGCTGCTGTCAGGGCGGCCGCCTGTTCCTCCGGCGTGGTGTCGGGGTCGAACACCCCGTCCAGCGCCTGGCGCAGCAGGTCGGCGGTCAGCAGCTCGGATTCGTCGCGCAGCAGTTGCCATGCTTCGTCGAATCCGTACTCCTGCACGAAGTCGTCAGCCGTCGCGTACATCAGCGCTTCGCCTTCTTCGCCGCCGTCTTCGGAGCGGCCTTGCTGGCGCGCTTAGCCGCCGGCCTGGCGGCCGTGGGCGCGGACGTGGGCGTCGGCGTCGGCGTGGGCGTCAC